CTTTCGTTTCCTCCCTCGCCACTACTGTTACGCTCCCGTTCATCGTGGTTGACCTCCAGACGTTCCCGCCGGGATCGAACGGTGCCGACCCGACGACACGGTACTACAATGTGGTTGTCGGGTTTAATAACGAGGCATGGCGCTCCAACGGCGCTGGCCCAACCGGCATCGCATAAGGGAGTATGAACCATGGCCGTTAATCTTAGTCAGATTAAAGACTTGCTCCTTCCGGGTCTTCGTGGCGTTGAAGGCAAGTACGAGATGATTCCGTCTCAGTACGACAAAATCTTCACCAAGCACGACTCGAAGATGGCTCTCGAACGTACTGCCGAAATGCGGTACCTCGGGCTTGCCCAGCTGAAAACCGAAGGCGGCCAGACCGCGTTCGACAACGGCGCTGGCGAGCGGTTCGTGTACAATCAGGAGCACACCGAAATTGCTCTTGGCTACGCGATTACCCGCAAGGCCATCGATGACAACCTGTACAAGACGCAGTTCCACCCGTCGAACCTTGGCCTGATCGAATCCTTTCAGCAGACCAAGGAAATCTACGGCGCGGACCTGCTCAATACGGCTCAGACCTACAATGCGGCGGTCGGCGGTGACGGTGTGGCTCTTTGCTCCGCCAGCCATCCCATTGACGGCGCCGTCGTGGCAAACCAGCCGTCTGTGCAGGTGGACCTGAACGAAGCCACCCTCTTGAATGCCATGATTGGAGTTCGCACGAACTTCAAGGATCAGGCAGGCCTGAAGGTGTTCGCTCGCGCCCGCAAGCTGATCGTGCCGCCCCAGCTGGAGCCGGTTGCGATCCGCCTTGTGAAGACGGAACTCCGTCCGGGTACGGCGGACAACGACGTGAACGCAATCATGATGACTGCCGGTGGTCTGCCGGAATCGTACATGGTCAACGACTTCCTCACGTCGCAGTACGCTTGGTTCCTGCTCTCGAACATCGACGGCCTCTCCTACATGGAGCGCGTCAAGTTCGAGACGGACATGCAGGTGGACTTCGTCACCGACAACTTGCTGGTCAAAGGCTACGAGCGGTACTCCTTCGGGTACTACAACTGGCGTTCGATCTTTGGTTCGTTCCCGACCTCGTAACACAAGGAAAGGGCAAACCTCATGGCTACAATCGTTAGCGACATTGTCCCCGGACAGAATCCAAACCCGAACGGGAGCCCGGTTCAGCCGGGCACCCTGCTCACCGGCCCGATCTTTTCTGGCACCGTCGTTAACAGTGACGGGACCGGCACTCTTGCCGGTCTCGGAAGCTCTATCGGCACCCAGAACGTCGGGTATGCGTGCATGGCTCAGTCTGCGGTCGTCACGCAGGCGGCAGGCGGCTGCGCCATCACTATTCCGGCTCAAAGCCAGATCACCGACATCTACATGATGGTGACGACGGTTTGGTCGGGCGCGGCTACTACGTTCAACGTAGGTGCTACTGCCGGAACCACCGCTGCTGTCGCATTCACGGCTGTAAACGCCGTGACTGCCGCAACTGCGCTTGGTCAGATTAAGATCACTCCGGGCACAGGTGTTTCTCAGATCGCCAACTGGGACAACGTGAGCAATGCTACGTTCCAGACTGCTGGGGCGCAGGACGTGCAGCTTCTGATCACTTCCGCAAATACCGGCACTGGCGTTGGCACCCTCACGGTGTTTTACGTTCAGGGCATCAATCTAGCCTCTTAAGGAGACCTTAAATGAAGGCTCATCATCGTAAGAACAAGGCGCACGGCGACGAGAGCAGTGAGATGAACGGCGCTAACCCCGACGAGCGCAACATTGCGCCCAAGATTTTTGGGGAAGCCAAAGAGAAAAAGCACGGCGGTCGCGCCAAGCGCAAGCACGGCGGCATGATCAACAAGCACCACGAAGCGGGCGAGCACATGAAGCACGCCAAGCACGTCGGCAAGGTGCAGGGTCATAGTTCCGCCGCGCACGCCGGTCGCACGCCGCGCAAGAGCGGCGGTCGTACTGGCTGCAACATGAACCCCCTGTCGTCTGCCCACGCGGGCACCCCGGCAAAGGGTCGCCACACTGTCAGTATCGACTAGAACTAGTGGGGGCGAGAGCCCCCACCCTCTTTCTTGGGTGGCACATGGCACGGACGCCTGTATGGCAGCGCCGTGAGGGCAAGAGCCCTTCGGGCGGTCTCAATGAGCGGGGCAGGGCCTCGCTTCGTGCTGCTGGAAAAGACATTAAAAAGCCGGTCACGTCAGAAGAGGCCGCGCATAGTTCCGCCTCTTCCGCGCGCCGAGACAGTTTCCGTTCCCGTATGTGCGGCATGAAGGAGAAGCTAACCTCCCCCAAGACCGCGCACGATCCCAACAGTCGCATCAACCTCGCGCTGAAGCGTTGGGATGTAAAGTGCTAGGAGCCTGATATGCGTCCAATCGTCGTCACCTGCGGCCCTTACACCGCACCTTCCGCCACCAATATCCGCACTGCATCTTCGGTTACCTCCGGTGCGGTGACGCTGAACGGCTCGCTGGTTTCCAGCAGTGTCGCCACGCTCGACACCCAGAGGCGCGTCCTGTTCACTTCGGCGGGCAACGACAGCGGCATCACTTTCACCATCACTGGCACGAACGCCTCTAACGATGTCATCTCGGAGACACTGACCGGCGGCAATACAACTTCGGTCTATACTGTCCTGAGCTACAAGACCGTTACTGCGGTAACTGCGAGCGGCGCATCTGCCGGAAACGTGTCTATCGGAACCAACGGCGTGGCCGACAGCACTTGGGTGCGCTTGGACGACTGGGCGCTTCCAAACGTGAGCATTCAGTCCGTCGTGTCTGGCACGATCAACTACACGATCCAGCAGACGTATGACGACGTTAACTCCCCCGCAGGAACGATTACGGCATCTTCGGTGACTTGGTCCACGCTGGTGGCGGCTGCTGCCGCTACTGCGATTACCAACGCGGCCTATCAGCCCGTGTTTGTTCGCGTTCTGGTTAACAGCAATACGAACCCCGCCACCGTCACGACGACCTTCCTCCAGACCGGCGTCGTGCCTCAGTAATGGCGACGTCGGGCACATACACCTTCAATTCCTCTGTAGGTGAGATGGTGCTGTATGCCTACAATTTGGTGGGCATACGGAACACCTCTATCGTGCAGGAACACATGGAGGCCGCCAGAATGGCGACCAACATGATGCTGGCGTCTTGGGCAAACCAAGGCGTTAATTTGTGGAAAGTTGACCTTGTCTCGGTCACCCTTGTGCAGGGCCAGACGACGTATCCGGTAGACAGTAAGACCGTGATGGTCCTCGACGCCTACGTCGAGACAACGAGCGGAAACTCGGACCCCATTGACCGCCTCATCCTGCCGGTGAGCCGCACCGAATACGCATCCTATCCCAACAAACAGCAGCAGGGCTTCACGACGGTCTACTGGTTCGACCGCCTGATCTCCCCGACGATTACGCTGTGGCCCGTGCCAGACGGCACGTCGGCTCAGACGCTAAAATACTACCGCGTCACGCAGATGCAGGACGCTAACTTCACGTCGGGTCAGACGGCTGATATCCCGTATCGCTGGCTGGAGGCATTTACGGACGGCCTCGCCTATCGCCTTGCCAAAATCTGGAAACCGGACGCGGCGGTTGGCCTCAAGGCCGTATCCGACGACAGCTACCGGATCGCTTCCCAGCAAGACATCGAGCAGGTGCAGCAGTACATATCTCCCCAGATATCCGGTTACTTCAGACCGTAGGGGTGGCTAATGGGTTACTCTTCACGATCCGGTCGGGCTAGAACAAACGCCAGCGCGCCGCAGGCGCATGCGATTTGCGACCGTTGCGGATTTCGTTACAATCACGTCAACCTGAGTTGGCAATACGATTGGCGCGGCGCGACGTTGCAGAATTTGCGCTTCTTGGTTTGCCGCACCTGCTACGACGATCCGCAGCAGCAGCTTCGCGCCATCGTAGTCCCTGCCGATCCTGTGCCGATCCAGAACCCGCGCATTCAGGATTTTGTCACTGCCAGCACGACTAATCGTGTCACGTCTGGTCAGAACACGGTTGATTCCAACACCAACATACCTGTGCCGGGTGGCAACACGCGCATTACGGAAGATGATAATACGCGCGTCGTTCAGCAGACGGGCGAGCCGCCGGGCGGCCTCAACCAGCAGCCGGGTACCGACCCGAACGCTCCGGGCAACAGCGATCCGGGCCTCCCCTACAACAACACTGATGTTCCTGAGACGGGTCCGCTTACATGAGCAATATTCAGATTCCAAACCTCGGTGCCGCCATTGCACTTAGTGGCGCGGAGCAGCTGGAAGCCGTTCAGTCGGGCACGTCGGTCAGGATTACGACGGCGCAAATCGGAACCTATGTGCAGGGCCAGTATCCTGCGCCGGGTGTAACGAGCATCGCCACATCCGCGCCAATCACG